AACCTTTAGCAACAAACACTGCAGGATCTTTTAGATTATCCGCAGGGTCTTCTATCGTTGGAGCCATTAGAGCTAAACAAGAAACTTTAGTTTGGACAGATACTTCTTTATATTCAATGACTTTTGTAGGTCAACCATTTACTTTTAGTTTAAATCTTGTGAATGAAGGCGTTGGGCTTGTGAGTCCTAATGCTATGGTTAATACACCTAAAGGTATTTTTTGGATGGATAAAAAAGGTTTTTATTCCTATAATGGAGCTGTTCAAGAAATACCCTGTAGTGTACAAGATTATGTTTTTAGTGATATAAATGAGATACAAAGTTATCAAATATTTGGTTTTGTTAATAAAGCGTTTGATGAAGTTGGTTGGTTTTATTGTAGTGCTGGTGAAATAGTTATCGATAAATATGTAGTATTTAATTATGAAGAACAGGTTTGGACTATTGGAACTTTATCAAGAACTGCTTGGTTAGATGAAGGTATTTTTGATAATCCGAAAGCAACATCTTCCTCGTCTGATGTAGGTTATTTATATAACCATGAGACGGGCAATGACAATGATGGTAATCCTATGACTAATGTTTTTATAGAGTCAAGTGATTTTGACATTGATCCAGGAGGAGAAGATTTTCAATTTATTAGTAGAATTATTCCAGATATTAAATTCACAGGAACAGGTTCAACAGGAAGTGGTGGACAAAGTGTTAATGTTGTTTTAAAACGTAGAAATTTTCCAGGAGAAGATTTAACAACCGCGGTGACAAGTACTTGTGATTCAGCAACTACTAAAATAGATACAAGAGTTAGAGGTAGACAAGCTGTTCTACGTATAGAATCAGATGATGACGGAGCAGCAGGAAGCACTGAAGGTGTTGGTTTTAGAGTTGGAGCTATGCGATTAAACTTTAGACCAGACGGTAGAAGGTAATGTCTAAACTTTTACAAACTAAATTACCTGTTTCTATTGGAGAGATATCTTCTGAAACTTTTAATCGTTTAGTAAGAGTTTTAGAATTAAGTTTAAATAGAGTTGATATAGATGCAACACTATCGGTAAACGAAACACAACGTAATGAAAATAAATTTAACAATGGCGATATTATATGGAATCTTTCTACTAACCAATTACAGCTGTGGACTGGTGAACAATGGATAGATTTATATTCTGGCAACGAAAAGGGTGTTCAAGCGGTAGCACAAATAGGCAATATAACTGTAGCTACTGGTGGAAATACTTCAATAGAACTGGGGATAAATTAAATATGGATATTAATAAATTAAGAGAAGAATTAGAGTTTGACGAAGGTTGTATATATGAAATTTATAATGATCATTTGGGTTATCCCACTTTTGGTATTGGTCACCTTGTGCTTGAAAGCGATCCAGAACACGGAGAACCCGTTGGAACCCCAGTATCAAAGGAACGAGTTATCGAATGTTTTGAAAAAGATATAGAGTCTGTATTTGCTGATTTAGAAAGAAATATGCCTTGGGCGTCTAGTCAGCCTGAAGATATAAAACGTGTATTAGCTAATATGTGTTTTAATTTAGGTATTACAAGGTTATTAAAGTTTCAAAAGTTTTTAACTGCGATAGAAAAACAAGATTGGAATACTGCCGCAGTTGAGATGATGGATAGTCGTTGGGCTACACAAGTAGGACCTCGTGCGATTAGATTAAGAGATAGAGTATTAAAAGGAGGATTATAATGCCAAAAGTAGGAAAGAAAAAATTTCCATATACCCCTAAAGGAAAAGCAGCAGCAAAAACTTATGCTAAGAAAATGAAAAAGAAAAAAGGAAAGAAATAATGCCAAAGCGTAAAAAGACCCACAAGACTAAAGACGGTCGAACAGCTAAAAAAGGTTTATATTACAATATAAACAAAAAGCGTAAAGAAGGCAGAAAAATGCGAAAGAAAGGAGCTAAAGGTGCTCCGACCGCAGCAGCTTTTAAACGTTCCGCTAAGACCGCTAAGAAGCCTAAAAAGAAAAAGTAATGGCTAAGCCTAAGAAACGCAAAGAAAAGTCTATACGACGTACTACGAAGGGTAAGGGAGCTAACTTCCGATCTACTAAGTCTGGTGCGGGTATGACTAAAAAAGGCGTAGCGGCTTATCGACGTAAAAATCCTGGGTCAAAACTAAAAACAGCAGTTACAGGTAAAGTTAAAAAAGGCAGTAAAGCAGCAAAAAGACGTAAATCATTTTGTGCTAGATCGAAAGGTTGGAAAGGTGAACGAGGTAAAGCAGCTAGAAGAAGGTGGAAATGTTAAATGTATGAATATAATTGCACAGTTACTAGGGTGGTTGATGGCGACACTATTGACGTTATCCTTGATCTTGGGTTTTCTATTCTTCACAAGTGTCGTGTACGTCTTTATGGCATTGATACGCCTGAATCAAGAACCAGAGATAAAGACGAAAAAGCCAGAGGTAAACTTGCGGCTAAGTTCTTAAAAGATTCAATAAAAAACGGTAAAACAGTTGTTTTACAATCTAAACTTAAAGATTCTAAAGGTAAATATGGACGTGTTCTAGGAGCTGTTATCGTAGACGGTGTGGATATCAACGAAAAAATGATATTAAATTTTCTTGCAGTTAGGTATCATGGACAAAGTAAAGAAGACGTTGAAGCAGAGCATATGGAAAACAGACGTAAATTAATAGAGTTAGGAGAGTTTGTTCCCGTGGAGGTCTAATATGGAAGAACCGATAAAAAGAAAATTAGAACTTGATATAGACGTAAGTTCTAAAAACGATGGAGATAACCCTTTTATTAAATGGGTACATCTTGCTAAAACTATAGACGCTTGGCGTATTTTTCCTAGGGTGTTTGTTAGTGTATATATTGTTTTATTGTATAAAGTAATTATATGGTTTATGGAGTTACCCGAACCTAATTTAGAACAAGCAGGTCTTGTTTCTATTGTTGTTGGAGCTATGGCGGCTGTATTTGGTATATACGCAGGAACATCAGGTCAAAGTAAAAATTTTAAAGGCGAAGAATAATGAACAAAGAAAAAACATATTCTTGGTTTTTTCTTATGTTAGCTATAATAACGGTTAGTATTTTTTCTATTTCTGTTAACGCTCAATCTAGCCAACAATCGGGTACAGCTTGTGTTAACGGTTCTCAGTATTGTGAAAATAATAGTTTAGATACCACCAACACAACGACGACCACCAACACAAATACCAACACCAACACAAATACCAACACAAATACCAACACGAACACGAACAATAATACCAACACCAACACGACGACATCGACAGCAACGAATACGAATTCGAACACGAATACCAACACAAACAATAACGTGAATACTTCGACAGCAACTTCGACATCAAATAATACAAATACGAATAACAATGTAAATACTTCGACTTCTAATTCAACAGTAAATTCAACAGTTAATCAAAATGTTAATAATACAAATAATTCAACTTCTACATCGAATAATACGAACACTAACACTAACGTAAATCAATCGACTTCAGATTCGAACGTTACAACAGATAATCGAAACGTAAATGAAAATAACTCAAGATCTGATAATACTAATCGAAACATAAACGAATCTAATTCTACGCAAACAATTAATCAAAACGTAAAAAGTGAAGCACCTCCTGCTTCTGCGATAGCTCCTAGTATTATGTCTTACTCACAAGACCTCTGTACAACAGGTGTCTCAGGAGCTTTTCAAGGACAGGTGTTTGGTTTATCTGGTGGTAAAACTATTGTTGATGAAAACTGTGAAAGGTTAAAACTATCTAAATATCTTTACGATATGGGAATGAAAGTAGCATCGGTTGCATTGCTTTGCCAAGACGAAAGAGTGTTTAAAGCTATGTCGATGGCGGGTACGCCTTGTCCATATAACGGTAAAATCGGTAAAGAAGCTACTGTAGCATGGGAACAAAACCCACAAAAAAGACCTGATAAAGATGACGCTTTAGAAGAATACATTGCTCAATGTACCCACGAATCTAATCCAAACAGAGCTAAAATCAATAAAGATGTTGTAGGTTTAGTTAAGAAAACTTATACACGAAAAACTAAAACAGCTAAACAATGCAAAAAAGAGTTTTATTCTACGCATTAGGGTGTTTAGTTAGTTTTAATGTATTAGGACAGTATACATACGAAGCTAATCAAGACCTTTATGATCTTAATGCTAATGCTAATAACTTCAACGGTGAATTAGCATACGAGGTATCTGATGATGGAATTAGTCCTGCGATTGATCTTTCTTTTAATTTTACTTTTTATGGCTCTACATTTAGCCAAGCGAGAATGGCAACGAATGGATGTCTCCATTTTGGTAATAGCGGTAGCTATTGTAATGACTATACTCCTGACCCTATTAACGGACAACACACTTATACCATATACGCTTTCTGGACTGATCTCATAAGAGATAACAATTCTCGTATGAAATCTTGGGGCGATTCTAGCAAGATGATTTTTGGTTGGTACAATTTACGAGAATACAATAGAAGTAATACAGACAATAGTCTTGAAATAATACTTTGGAATAACAACTCTTTTGATATACGTTACGGAGCATTAAATATTATTAATCATGATGTTCTTATAGGCGAAGTAGGGGCAAATAAAACTAATTCTTATACGTATTATTATCATGATGAATGTAGTACAGGTACAACTAACAGTTCTAATTGTGTAAATACTAATTGGAATAATATAACGATGAATACAACATTAGAGAACGGTGGTTCTTTATATGGTTCGGGTAGTGGTAATGGTATTGATTGTAGCGATCCTTTAAACGATAGTAGTTGTTCAGGTTACGCAGACGCTTACCTCACACAACAATGTAATATTACGCAGTTACATAGTGAATCTTGTCCTAATTATTGGGAAGCTTATGATGATCAGCAATGTGCAGACGATCCACAATACGCACCATTTTGCCAAGGTTATAGACAAGAAGAATCCGTAGCTTTCTTTGACGATACTAACGTAGATTATGGTTTTGTAGATGAGCAAGAACAGTTTGCTACAGGTGCTTTTACCGATAGTCAACATGACGATAACTTAGGTTTTGAAGATCCTGTAGAAATCATAGAGATATACGAAGAAGAAATGTTTCCACCTTTTGAGGAGTTCGGAGATAACCCTAATGATTATTTCGAAGACCCTTTTGTAGAAGAATTTGTTATCTTTTATGAACCAGAGCCTTTACCTTTTATCGACAATTTTAGTCCTCATCATGACGAACCTTTTCATCAAGATGAAGTATTAATAGATGAGTTTATATTTCAAGAAACGTTTTTAGTAGAAGATTATAGCGAACCTGAAACATTTATTGAATTTAATAATGTAGAAGAACTGGAGGAGTGGTTTGAAGAAGAAACTAATGAACGTTTTGAAGAACGAATTGAAGAAGAACTTGCTGATCTTGATGAGCCAGAAGAAGAATTTATTGAAGAGATCTTCGAGGAAGAAGTCGTAGAAGAAGTATTCGAAGCGATTGAAGAACGTATAGCAGAAGCTGAAATAGAAGAAGAAAGAATCGAAAGAGAAGAAATCGTAGAGGAGTTCGAAGAAGTTTTTGAAGAAGAGTTTCAAACCGCGGAAAGGGAAGAAGCTACAGGTAAAAGTTCTATTAGCAGAGATATAGCTTTACGAGTTGTTTCTTCTACCCTAGCTACAGCTACACAAAGTGTAAGTGGAACAACCGCAGGTAATAGTATTCATGCTACAGGTAATAGTGCGGCTTCTGGTAACGCTGTAAGTAATAATTCTACAGGAGCTTCGTCAGGTAACGCAGGGATAAGTACGAGTAGTTCTCCGAGTATGTCAGACCAGTTTGCTTCCGCTACGGTACAAACAAATCAAGTATTAGATATGAGTTCGATGTCCGTTTCTGGTTCTTCTACTAGTGATTCTATGAATTCATCAGATGTTAATACTTCGGTTGTTGTAGCTAACGTAAATACTAATACGGTACAGGATCAAATAGATACTTCAATTAGTTCTATGGATACATCCTCTGATACAGATACTACAGTAGAAGATTTAATCGCACAAAATTTACAAACAGCACAAGAAGAAGTAGAAGCTCAACAAGAAGAAACAGGAGAGTATGGTTCAGAAGATACAATTATTGCATATATGGGTTTTGTTCCTGGATTTAATACTTATGAGAAGGTTTTAATGGTAGATCAAGATCAATGGTATACGTCTAGAACCATCTATACTGAGACGATGCCTGATAATATAAACGCTTTTTATGGACTAGCAGGTAGTAATATAAGCAAAATGAACGATATAATAAATTCACAACCACCTTTATAGGAGAAGTACTATGGATTGGTTTCAAAATAAAACAACACAAATAATAGCTCTTGTAGGTATTGTTTCGACTCTTGCAGGGTTCGGCTACACAGGTGCGACCTACGTTAATAGAGTAGAAAACCTAGAAGCTAAGATAGGTGGTATCGGAGATACTGAAGACGCTCAAAAGATTATCGAAGAACGTTTTGCGGCTATCGAAACATCTGTACAGTTTTTAGAAAAAAGTATTGATGGTATAGCTGTTCCAGATGTTACTGAAATTAAAACAGATATAGCTACGATTAAAGCTGATTTAGAAAGCTTAGATGATAACTTACGTAAAGTAGAAACTAAATTAGATAAAAAAGACGATAATCCATTAAACGGATAATGAAAGTTTTTATTACAGAGTT